TGAATGCCGCCAAGAACCATAGAGCCTGCCGGGCCGTTTGTACTGCCTGCAATTGATCTAAATTTGTCGACGTTATCAGTATGCTGAGCGTTCCAGTCATGACCTGTTAATGTTGCAATTCCTGAGTTAGCTGTAATTAACCCAGACGCTTTAAGATTCTGCACATCAATTCTGTCGTTTGCGAAATTATATGCAATTGCGTTACTAACGCTTCCGGCATCATCATAATCGCGTTTCTGAATAAACCAGTCGCCAGCATTAGCAATGAGAGTATAAGTAGGCGTGTTAGCCGGGCGATCTGTTTCATTAAATCTTATTGCTGGGTTAGCGCTCCTTATTTGTAAAGGTTTTTCAACCGTTGATTTCAGTATCGCACTATCTACAATTAAATTACCTTCTGAATTAAGGTTTAGATATTTTGAAGCACCAGTTGAACCATCGTATGTAAACCTTATTGTTAATTGACCTGGCTCATTTGATAAAGTTTCAACATACATATCAGCACCAAGACGCACAGTGCTGTCAGTTGCTAACAGTCTTGTATGGAGAATTCCACTAGATGTGTATGTATTGGTCGAATCACTATATCTATCAAGAAATAGACTGTTAAGTTGAGGGCTGTTGTTCCTACCTAAGCCAAGATTCGTTCTGGCACCATCAACAGTTGCCGCATTAGTGCCTCCTTGTCCAATAGGTAATGGAACCCATGACGATCCGTTATGGCAACCCCACAATCCAGATGTTGACACCTGAAGTCGTGGCGCTGATGGTGAGTAATTCGAATAAACGTAAGTAGTCGATTCGCCTTCTTCAATTCTTTCTGTTAATACTATTTTTTTCCATACACTCCAACCTTGTGTGCTGGTATATATCCTTCTATAAAGAATTGATGAATTGTTATATACAAAATAGCTCTGGATACAACCATCACTACCATTAGCACCAGTTCTTTGCACTAACAATGCACCAGCAAGCTGTATCGGGTAATTTAGTTCTGGCTTTGCGTTGGCAGACATTGGTTGGTAATAAAAACCGGCTGTAGTACCTTTTATATCGTTTAAGTTCGTATTCGCATCAAGGCCAGTTTTTGCTTCAAACATGACTTCAAGTTTAGAGCGCGCTGTACTTGCATCATTCGCCCCTGTGCCACCTTGCGCAACTGCGAGCGGTTGCCATCTACCAGCTTTAGGGTTAAATGCGCCCCACTGACCGTCAGCATCAACCTGTAAGTAACAGCCGTCCGCCTGAACGTCAGTAGATAAAATGATGGTTCTTGTGTCGCTTGAACGCTGAAATCGGATAACCTCATCTTTTCTTGCGTGGCGTGTCCATTGCGGGCCTATTGTCGGATTCCAGCGATAAGTATAAAGCGAGCGCGTAGCCCATCCCTGAAATACACCTGTATACGCTGGTGTTCCATCTACCTGACTAATAAACCCCGTAAGACTGCTTTCACCGGATGCAATCGATGGAAATCCTTTTGCATTACTCATAATGCGCATAAATCCGATATACCCTGATGGGTTGCCGGAAATATCAGGACAATCACGCGGGGCTGAGCCAAGACCGATATTATCGCCAACAATTAATTGCGCCTGGTTGCGATAATTAAGTGCGTCCGCCGCAGATTTCGCCGCGTTTGTTTCACTGGATTTAGCATTAGTTTCGCTGGCTTTAGCGTTTGTTTCGCTGCTCTTTGCTGCTGCCTCGCTATTTTTCGCGTTGGTTTCTGATTTTTTGGCTGCTGTCGCGGAGTTTGCCGATGCAGTTTGTGAGTCTGCTGCCGCCTGTGCGCTGTTACCCTGGCGACGCGCCTTACGCGTTAACCAGCCTTCTGCTTCCAGCCGTGCGATAGCCGTTCTGACGGTACTCATCCCCGCGCCAATCTGACGGGCAATGGTTTCAATTGATGGCCAGCACACACCTTCGTCATTACTGAAATCAGCCAGGCGGGCCATAATTGCCACGCTGGATAACTTCATGCCTGATGCAGCGCAACCATCCCATACATAGCCGGTTAATTTAGTGCTCATGACCGACCTCTATTTCCCTGAATTTACGACGAAACTGTTCGAGCGGGCTGAAGCACTCATGCTCATAGCCTTCGCGGAGGTAGATAACCCGTTGTGTTTCCGGTTCCCAACGAATGACTCTGACGGGCACTCCGTAGTGATCTTTGAACCAGCGGTTAACTTGTCGCAAAGGACTGTCTCCTTCTGCCGGTTGAAATCACCCACAGCCCACTCTGCAAAGCTGTGGGTTACAATTTCCCTGTCACCTGGTACATTTACTGCATAGCAATACTCCACCTTCGCTTTTCCACCCGGTACAGGAAGCGCAATCAGTTGCGAGCGACGGTAGTGTGTTGTTAAACTGTTCATGCGTTAGTTTCTCCACAACCAGAAGCAATCGACGCCACGACGCCCGGAGCTGCACACTCGCGGGCGTCATTACTTTCTGAAATGCAAAAAATTTTGTAGACAAGTGCTGCATGCTCCTGCAGCTTCGAAATTGAGAGATACAGCTCGTCGTTAATTGCTGTCTTCTCATGCGGTTCCACTACACCGTCTTCGATTGCTGAACGAATCTGTTTTGAATAACTGCCGATCTGTTCAATGACTTCCAGCAGACGCTGGTTAATATCGGCGTTGTCCACATCCTCGACGTCAGGAAGAGACACAAAGACGCCATTTGCAGACTGCGCCACAGCGTCAGCAATGAAGTGAGTTCCACCAGCACGTTGCAAAATCATTGCCCATCCCAGCGGGAAAATCTGATCGCCATCGGCACGAAGGCGGTTAAATAATGCGTTCTCTGTTACATCCAGCCAGTCAGCTGCTTCAGCGTAACCCCCCGGCAACGCTGCGATAGTTTTTCTGACAGCTTTCACGTACCACTCAGGCTGTTTTTCTACTTTCCAGTGATGCTTACCCACGGTTAGCCTCATCGTTCTGTGGTTTCTGTTAATCGATTTATCCATTAGATTTTTCATAAAGCTCAGGTTTAAATGGCAACCGTCCGCAAGTTCTATATGCAGCTTCTGCTGCACGTCCTTTTGGAATTAACTGGCCCGGACGGTTTCGCCACTGATAAACGGCTTCAGTTGTTATGCCGAAAAAAGCAGCAACTTTCTCAATACTGCCGAAGTAGCTTTCGATATCGTCAGTTGTCATACGCCCTCCAAACTAAGTTTTATTAGATGCTAATTACAAATCTATCTTTGGTCAATAAAAACTAAGATTACTTAGCAATTAAAGAAATGGTGCTCCTATGGAAACGGTTGGTCAGCGTATAAAAGCTCTGAGAAGAGTTACCAGAACGTCCCAGAAAGAATTGGGTAAATTTTGTGGAGTAAGCGACGTTGCTGTGGGGTACTGGGAGAAAGACATCAATACCCCTGGTGGGGAGGCACTTTCGAAATTAGCGAAGTTCTTCAATACGTCAATAGATTACATTCTTTATGGTGCTGAGTTTGAAGGCAAACTCGTCACAAACATGCGCAGAGTTCCTGTAATATCGTGGGTTCAGGCTGGGCAGTTTACTGAGTGCAGGGCAGCAGAAGTGTTTAGTGAAGTGGACAAGTGGGTAGATACATCATTAAAGGTTGGTGATAACTCATTTGCATTAGAGGTTAAAGGTGACTCCATGACTAACCCTAATGGCCTCCCAACAATACCAGAAGGCGCAACAGTGATTGTAGATCCAGATGCAGAACCTCGTCATGGAAAAATAGTCATCGCTCGACTTGATGGAACAAACGAAGCTACAGTAAAAAAATTAGTCATCGATGGCCCTCAAAAGTTTTTAGTACCATTAAATCCTCGGTATCCCAACATCCCTATCAATGGTAATTGCCTTATCATTGGTGTAGTCAAAGGAGTTCAATACGAACTCTAAGGCCTCTCTTCTCTAACTAAGGCACCGAACTAAGAAAAGTTTGGTGTTTTCTCTTGCCATGACAACTAAGTTAAGTTAGATTTTATATCAAAGATAACGAACAGGCAGGACGCCCACGAAGTAGCCGCCTGGGGCATATGAAGTCCAGGATGATTCGTTAGCAACAAAAAAGCGCCCTACAGGACGCTTAGCTCTTTAACAATCTGGGTATCATCCAACCAATGCAAGATTTAAGGAATCCAAGGCGAATTCAGATCTCGCCCCAACTCACGTAATGATCTTGGTCGTTCGTACATCGGATTTTTTTCCATAAGAAATTTATTTTCACAGTGAAGGCAACGGCTTGTAAGAAAATGAGAAGTTTTACCTACTGGAAGCGGATGAAGTATCGATTTTATATTTTTGGAATAACAAAGTGGGCACAGATGCACAGTTATTTCTTTTCCACTCACAATTTCATTTTTAGAGTAAACAAAAGCACCAGAGTCAAGCTGATCAAGGACATATCCTTCTACCTTGGCACAAAAATCTTCAAACTCTGCAATTTTTGCTTTGAGATGCATCACCTCTTCATCACGAAGGCGGATCGCATCGCCAAGAGAGAAGCATTCTGCCTGAAGCGTGATTAGTTTGTTCTGGAGTTCAATGGTTGCAGCTTTAACTTCTGCATCCGTTTTCGCGTCATTAATAACCTTAGCAAGACCGGCAGTCTCCTTTATAGCGGCCATAGCCGCAGACAGTTCAGCTATCACGTTGAATACTCAGCTAGTTGTTGGGGATATCCAGATTAACCAAATCCTTGTTGTTGGGGAATAACTAGGTCCACCTCGCCTGATGTGGCTAAAAGCAGGCACATAACAGCTAAGTATTTTCAACCAGAGAGAATCCTTAGCGTTGTGGTGAATGCGGCTCAGCGCACGCGGGTTAAGGTTGAGGCTGACAGTCGACCTTCTGTGGATACCCACCCGCCTGGTGTGCAACCTTCGCCAGGCACCGGGAGGCACCCGGCACCACAACTTTATGCTGTGTGTAGTCCTCGCGGTACCAGTTTGTACACTTGCTTCCGGCTGGTACCGCTCTTTTTACAAAACAGAGAAGAACATCACCGGACGACGGGCTCATAACCCAATCCATCCGGGCGGCTGCCACCGCAGGTGTTCTTCTCTGTTTTGTGGAGAAACCAACCGACCTTGCAGGGTCGATATGATTAGGAGCAGAAAAATGGCTAGCGAACGCAGTACTGATGTGCAGGCATTTATTGGGGAGCTGGACGGCGGCGTATTTGAAACCAAAATCGGCGCAGTTCTCAGTGAAGTCGCTTCCGGTGTGATGAACACGAAAACCAAAGGTAAGGTCTCACTCAACCTGGAAATCGAACCATTTGATGAGAACCGTGTGAAAATCAAACACAAACTCTCATATGTTCGCCCGACTAACCGCGGGAAAATTTCCGAAGAAGACACCACCGAAACGCCGATGTATGTCAATCGCGGTGGTCGCCTGACTATTCTGCAGGAAGACCAGGGACAATTACTGACTCTTGCCGGTGAACCTGACGGAAAACTCCGCGCAGCAGGTCATTAATATCGTTCTTAATTAACCGATTATTTATCTCATCACTGAATATCTTTATATAGTGAGGACTTATTATGTCTCAGAACTTAGACGCAACCGCAATTAATCAAATCCATGCCCTTATTTCTGCTCAGGGTGTTAATGAAATTATCAGTAAGATTGGTGCCGATGCTGTGGCATTGCCTGAGAATTTCCGCATTCATGATCTGGAAAAATTTAATTTAAATCGCTTCCGTTTCCGTGGTGCGCTTTCCACTGCCAGCATCGATGACTTTACCCGTTACTCTAAAGATCTTGCAGATGAAGGCACCCGCTGCTTTATCGATGCCGATAATATGCGAGCCGTCAGTGTGCTTAACCTGGGTACTATTGATGAACCAGGTCACGCAGATAACACCGCCACACTCAAACTGAAAAAGACAGCACCGTTCTCTGCTCTGTTGTCTATTAACGGCGAGCGTAACTCCCAGAAGTCACTAGCAGAATGGATTGAAGACTGGGCAGACTATCTTGTGGGCTTTGATGCTAATGGTGACGCTATTCAGGCAACAAAAGCGGCTGCGGCTGTCCGTAAAATCACGATTGAAGCAAACCAGACCGCTGATTTTGAAGATAATGACTTCAGCGGCAAACGCTCCCTGATGGAGTCTGTCGAAGCGAAGACCAAAGATATTATGCCTGTGGCATTTGAATTTAAATGCGTTCCGTTTGAAGGCCTGAAAGAACGTCCGTTTAAATTACGCCTCAGCATTATCACTGGCGATCGTCCTGTACTGGTTCTGCGCATTATTCAGCTGGAAGCAGTGCAGGAAGAAATGGCTAACGAATTTCGTGATCTGCTTGTTGAGAAATTCAAGGACAGCAAAGTAGAAACCTTTATTGGTACTTTCACCGCCTGATTTCATTACTGCAAATGCCCCTGCGGGGGCATTTATGGAAACGTAATTGACTCAATAATCGCCGGATGGTGAGGGCTTCCTTTTACCAGAATTCAGCGCGGTGCAGCGCATATACGTGGAGAACAAAATGTCATTTATTAAAACTTTTTCCGGGAAGCATTTTTATTATGACAGGATAAATAAAGACGACATCGTTATTAACGATATCGCGGTTTCTCTTTCAAATATCTGTCGCTTTGCAGGGCATCTTTCACATTTCTACAGCGTTGCCCAACATGCGGTGCTTTGCAGCCAACTGGTACCGCAGGAATTTGCTTTTGAAGCGTTAATGCATGATGCAACAGAAGCGTATTGCCAGGACATCCCGGCGCCACTGAAACGCCTTCTTCCTGACTATAAACGGATGGAAGAAAAAATAGATGCAGTAATCCGTGAGAAATACGAGTTGCCCCCGGTTATGAGCACGCCCGTGAAATATGCCGATCTCATCATGCTGGCAACCGAACGCCGTGATCTCGGGCTTGATGATGGCTCTTTATGGCCTGTACTGGAAGGTATCCCGGCAACAGAGATGTTCAAAGTTATTCCACTGGCACCGGGCCATGCCTACGGGATGTTTATGGAACGCTTCAACGAGTTATCGGAATTACGCAAATGTGCATAACTCATGTAGTTAGTTTTTCTGGCGGGAGAACATCCGCATATCTTGTTCACCTGATGGAAGAACAAAGAAAGGCTGGCAATAACGTCTGCTACATCTTTATGGATACCGGTTGCGAACATCCGCTGACATACCGCTTTATCCGGGAGGTTGTGAAGTTCTGGGACATACCACTAACTGTGTTACAGGTCGATATAAATCCTGAGCTTGGGCAGCCAAATGGTTATACAGAATGGGAGCCAAAGGATATTCAGACACGAATGCCGGTGCTTAAACCGTTTATGGACATGGTTAAAAAGTACGGCACGCCATACATCGGCGGCGCGCTCTGTACTGATAGGCTAAAACTCATCCCTTTCACAAAATACTGCGATAACCATTTCGGGCGAGGTAATTACATCACATGGCTGGGTATTCGTGCAGACGAACCCCGTAGGCTGAAACCGAAATCGGGCGTCCGGTATCTTGCCGAGCTGTCAGATTTTGATAAGTCGGATGTTATCCGGTGGTGGCGAAAACAACCTTTTGATTTGCAAATCCCGGAGCATCTCGGGAACTGTGTTTTCTGCATCAAAAAGTCAACGCAAAAGCTGGGGCTTGCATGTAAAGACGAACCAGGTCTGATGCGAGTTTTTAATGAGCTGGTTACAGGCAAACACGTCAGGGATGGTCATCGCAGAACAGGTAAAGACATTATGTACCGTGGTCACCTGACGCTTGACGGAATTGCCAGAATGTCTGCCAACAGCGACTACAGAAATTTGTATCAGGCGATGGTACAGGCCAGGCGATTCGATACCGGCTCGTGTTCAGAGTCATGTGAAATCTGGGGTGATCAATTGGAATTGGAATTCAAAGAGGTAGGGGTATGACAACCGAAATTAACTACCATGCACTGCTTGAGCGCGCACGGAATAAAGTGCAGAGCATTGAGTTCGCCTTAACACAGAGTGCATTCGCTGAGATTCGCGCTGAGCTTGAAAATGATTTAGAACTGGCACGGATTGCACTGGCATCTCTGGAAGTTGAGCCAGATGAACGCGCAGCCTATGAATTATTTATGGAAAAGCGTTTCGGTAAAACAGTCGATCGTCGGAGAGCAAAAAACGGCGATAACGAATACATGGCATGGGATATGACTCTCGGTTGGATCGTCTGGCAGCAACGAGCTGGTATCCATTTTTCAACAATGTCACAGCAAGAGGTGAAATAATGGAGCCATACAGCCTCACACTCGATGAGGCCTGTCATTTTCTCAAGATATCCAGACCGACTGCCATTAACTGGATACGCACAGGGCGTCTTCAGGCAACACGCAAAGATCCCACTAAGAATAAATCTCCTTACCTCACAACACGACAAGCCTGCATTGCGGCTCTTCAGTCTCCGCTGCATACTGTCCAGGTGAGCGCGGGTGATGGCATAACAGAGGAAAGAAAATGTCACTCTTCCGCAGAGGTGAAATATGGTACGCCAGTTTCACATTGCCGAACGGTAAAAGATTTAAACAGTCTCTTGGAACAAAGGACAAAAGGCAGGCGACAGAACTCCATGACAAGCTAAAGGCTGAAGCATGGCGGGTCAGCAAACTTGGTGAAATACCTGATATAACGTTCGAGGAAGCGTGTGTCAGGTGGCTTGAAGAGAAAGCACATAAAAAATCACTGGACGATGACAAAAGCCGGATCGGATTCTGGCTTCAACATTTCGCAGGAATGCAACTAAGAGACATTACTGAATCAAAAATTTATTCAGCAATGCAGAAAATGACGAACCGGCGTCATGAGGAAAACTGGAAACTCAGGGCAGAAGCATGCAGAAAAAAAGGGAAACCTGTTCCAGAATACACGCCAAAACCAGCGTCCGTTGCAACGAAGGCTACGCATCTTTCATTTATAAAGGCCCTACTAAGAGCCGCAGAGCGTGAATGGAAAATGCTGGATAAGGCACCAATTATTAAAGTGCCTCAACCAAAGAATAAACGGATCCGCTGGCTGGAGCCCCATGAAGCACAAAGGCTGATTGATGAATGTCCGGAGCCATTAAAGTCTGTTGTTGAATTTGCACTGGCAACAGGCTTAAGACGCTCGAACATCATCAACCTTGAATGGCAACAAATAGATATGCAGCGCCGGGTGGCATGGATAAACCCAGAAGAGAGTAAATCAAACCGCGCAATCGGCGTTGCGCTGAATGATACTGCATGTCGCGTTTTGAAAAAACAAATCGGGAATCATCACCGTTGGGTATTTGTGTACAAGGAAAGCTGTACCAAACCAGACGGAACGAAAGCGCCAACAGTAAGGAAGATGCGGTATGACGCAAACACAGCCTGGAAAGCGGCGCTGAGACGGGCTGGTATTGATGATTTCAGATTTCACGACTTGAGACACACCTGGGCAAGTTGGCTGGTTCAAGCCGGAGTCCCGTTGTCAGTGTTACAGGAAATGGGAGGCTGGGAGTCTATCGAAATGGTTCGTCGATATGCTCACCTTGCACCTAATCACCTTACCGAACACGCACGGCAAATAGACTCGATCCTGAACCCATCGGTCCCAAATTTGTCCCAGTCAAAAAATAAGGAAGGTACTAATGATGTGTAACTTATTGATTTAAATGGTGCCGATAATAGGAGTCGAACCTACGACCTTCGC